AGCTTTTCAGCTAATTTTTGGATATTACTCCGTATGTATGCTTTATAACATACATACCCGGAAAATCTCTTAGGTAGAGGTTTTAGTAATTTTTGTTCCCTATTCTTTGTAAAAAGAATCTAAGGGAATTTCTCCAGTTAGCTACTGGAGGGTATTCTTCCACCATAGACGTACAATGAAGATAAAACATTATACATCAATCTAAAATTTAATATGAAAAAACAATTATATAACATAACAGTTAAGCTATGTTCTATTGTATTTCCAACTATTAATACTTTAGACTATCTAAACAAATATTTTAAATTATTAAACATACTATTAAGTACTCAAGGTCTTCTAAAGACTGTTAAGTACCTAAAGCAATGTAGATTACACTGTACAAGGTACATGTGTGGATCTCCATTATTGTTTAATAAATTAAAAATTGGTTTAGATACTGATGGATGACCAAAACGTTTAGATTTTCTTAAACCTCTTGCTAAAGGAACTCTAGAACAGAGAAAGTTTTTAATGACTATTCTTTGTTTATCTAGAACTCTTAAAGCAGAGGGAAAAGAAAAACTAAAAATCAAACCTGATTACGATTCAATAACGAGACCAGGAAAGATAGTTAAGACTATCCCTACTGGATTCATTAAAGAATTCGTAAAAAGTTATAACTTACAGATGGAAAAACCGAAATTTGATATTAAAAATATTTATCTATCAAATAAGGCTGGACCAAATGGTAAGGCAACAAAAACTGCTTACAGTTCTTTATTGTCTTATAGTTATGACTTAATGGCCTCGATATTTAAAATAACGGACCAATCAGGTATTGATTATTTCCAAAGTCAATACAATTATGCTTGAGAGAAAGGTTTTCCCTCAAACAAATTGGGTAAACTTTCATTTATTTATGATCCTGAATGTAAGTTAAGAATAGTTGCGATAGTAGATTACTATACACAACTTTTTCTAAAACCTATACATGAAAAGATAATGAATAAACTTCAAAATCTTCCATGTGATAGGACTTACACTCAGAGTCCTTTAAATAATTGAAAGGACGATGGAAATATGTTTTGATCTATAGACCTATCATCAGCAACAGATAGATTTCCAATTTCATTACAAAGGAGACTTCTTGAGATTGCAATATCAAAAGAAGTAGCCGATGGATGAAGTTTTATTCTATCTGATAGGAAATTTGAAACTCCAGAGGGAAATCTAGTTCAATATAGAACTGGACAACCTATGGGTTCATATTCTTCCTGAGCTGCCTTTACACTTACCCATCATTTAGTATTGCACTGATGTGCAAAACTAAATGGTTATGATAATTTTTCAGATTATATAATACTTGGTGACGATATCGTTATAAAAAACGATAAAGTTGCTCGTACTTATATGAAATGAATGAATTATCTAGGTGTTGAATTATCCGATAGTAAAACACATGTATCCGAAGATACATATGAATTTGCTAAAAGATGATTCTGTAAAGGAAGAGAATTTACTGGGTTACCAATGAATGGGATAGTCGAAAATATCGAAAATCCATTCATAGTAATGGTAAACCTCTATGATTTTTACAAAGTCAAGGGGAATTACCTAGGTTCTACCAAGAATCTTCCATGTATATTATCTTCTCTTTATAAAGGTTTAAGTCTTAAATTATCAAAGAAATTTAATAATTCAAGATTTAAAATGAAGATCTATACTTTCCATAAATCATTGGATTATTCATTTGGATTTTTAACATATGATTCTCTAAGAGAATTATTATGTTTAAATATCAAAAATGAA